TGGGCCATCGGCACAAAAATATATTGTCCCAAATGGCCCAAATAAAAATTTTTTGGCATGAATATTGCGTTATTGACATCCCAATGGCAAGGTGTTACATTGCAATCATGGGCGCCGCCCATACATTAAGCTCGCATAGCGGGCACAAAACAGGAGGATGTTATGGCCAGGAAAAGATTGATTCGGGGGACGGAATGGAATGAAGATGGAACACAATTTTCAGTGGCGTTTGTCGACGGAAAAAGTTTTTTGTTCGACTTCGCCAAAACACCGGGATTTGATCATGCTGCATGGATGGCGCTTCCCTTTATCGTAAAGGAAAGTGCAAAACACGGGGCGAACCAGAAATTGCGCGATAGCGCCGCTGGTGCGGGAACCGTGGAAATCGCGAAGGATAACATGGAAAAGGTGTGCTCCGCACTCTACGCAGGGGAATGGCGAACCAAGCGAGAGGCGATGGAAAGTGACGAAAAGCTTGTGTTGAAAATCTTAAAGAGCAAGGCGCCGGAGCGGTATGAGCAGGTTATGGCAATGCCGCTTGAAAAGAGGCAAGGGGCCATAGCGAAGTTGATTGCGAAGCTGCTCTAGCCTTCACGCCGAGCCCACGCCCGCCGGCGTGGGTTCTGGTGAGGGAATAGGGCAATGATAACGGGATGTTACCAAAAAATCCAATGGATTCGGGGGGTTAACGGTGGTGAGGCGTTTCAATGGACATACATGGGATAAACCCATGGAATTGTTACAAAATCCATTTCGCGGTTTTCCGTCCCGGATGGGGGTAAATCCACCAAACCGGTCGGGAATACAAAAGTATAATAATATCAATAAGTTACAAATATTTACAATAACATATTCGCATTTATCCGGAACCGAATTTTTTGACCCAATTTCGCGAATGATTTTCGGCGTTTACACCCAAAATGTCCATTGAAATTACCCAGTGAAAACGCCCTAAGCGAAAGCAACCGGAAGGTTGGGAAAAATGGCACAAAGACCTAACGAGAAATCCTGGAAGGGAGGAGAAAATGCGATACATTGGTGACAGCCAAACGGCAATAGGCGCAAAAGAGTATGAGCGGAGGCTAACCCTCGAAGAGGCGCAAACAATGACAGACCTAATTTGTGACGCCGTTGGTTGGACGGCGCCTATTGTGATGTTTGACAACGCAACAACGAAGAGCTTGAATGGCCGAATCAACACTCGAAAAGGGTGGATGAAGTTGTATCATAGTGGGCTCACTGAAGGGACAGTGTTGCACGAATTGGCGCACAAATACAAACCACCACAAGCAACGTCCCATGGATGTCATTTCAAATGGGCTCAACAAATGCTCTATTTGGTTTGGCGCGGCGCTGTCCTGCGGGAGAACGAGATTGACGCACTACGGCGTTTCGAGGCAAGACAAAAGGTTGCCAATGGCGACCTTGAAAAGGCAATAGACGATGTCTTTTCAGACCTTTAAGACTCAACTAGTTGAGCGACTCTTGGCAAATGACCTTCCCTTTTCTCATTGGGAAGGTCATGTAGCCCTAATCGAAGGATCAAACCTCGGCGTTCGATTGGCAAAGGTGCGAAGCAACGTCGATAATGTATGGAATACAACGTTCAACACGTCTACACGCTGGCACTTCGCCGCGCTTCACTTGATTCACCAAGCTGAAATTGTCCACATTTTAGTGATACCCAAAGGGATTCTTTCGGCGATGAGCCGAGGATTTGCAACCCAGGTTCGCTTGACTCCTCGAAATTTCCTGCCCGCACAGCGTTTCCACACACTATCTCGCTTTGAAGATAAGTTCGATTTGATCCTGCATGAGCACAAGCGGCGTTTGCGTGATCCTGAATTTGAGCACCCTTGGGCTCAGGTTGAACGGCGCAAACGAGCGCACAAGCTCGGCAAGATAAAGCACAAAGCGCAGCGCGAAGCGCGGATCGACGAAGAACAAATGGTCCAAAGGCTTCGCGACGAAGGTATTTTGTGAACGGTTTTTCACGGCGTGAAATAACGCCGATGGCGCTGACGCGCCAAACAATGCCAAAGCATGGGGGTGCAACATGAAGAACGTAACCGCAATCAAGACGTATTTCGAGCAGGATCCCCACGGAAGGAAGGTCACCATCGAGGAGCTAAAGGCGCTCAAGCCCGCCGAGCGGGAGGAACTCGGCAAGCTCGCTTGCATCGAGCTCGGCGTTGAGCACGAGTCGGCATAACACAAAATCTGGGGAGGGTGGAAGCCCTCCCCAAATGGAGGTGCAACATGACGACGTGGGCCTTGCCTTTCACCGAAGCGGCGCTCCAAGAAGCGTCAGACAACCAACGTCCCTACAAGCTTCGCTTTCGCCTGCCCACACGGCACTTTTGCTTTGACGGGCTGGAAGCGCGGAAGCGGCACGGCGCTCCAGCAATCCAAACGTTTCCCTTCGGCTGGCAGCGTTGGGAATACCCTGACGGTTTCGTCCTGTTTTTTGATAAAGATGGACGGTATATCGCTGAAGCGTGGCAAGCAGCAAAGCGGCATGAAGCAATCTCAAAGGAGGATTTGTTCGGCGCTCTTGACGAAGTCTTTGCTGAGCTTGGGGAGCTCTAGGCAACGCTCAGCTTCACCATGCAATTCCGCCTTTGTTTTTCCTTGAAAAGGAGGCTTTGGCATGAGCTTCGCTAGAGGTTTCATCAACGCCCTGATGATAGAGATCCTTGGATTGCTCCTCTTAGCGGCGCTCATCAAGTGCCTTCATCCTTAGGAGGTATGAAATGGCTAAGCAACGTGACGAAGTAGAGGTAACGCAGTATCTTCGGCCATTTGGCCGAACGCAGCTTGTTTACGCACCTGTTGGAGAGGAATACGCGATAAGAGCAAACACCGCTGCGCTCATTCTCTCGGCGGAAGTTCTCTCCACAGGTATAGTTGCTATTTATGGTCGGCGACCAGATCAGGATGAAAGCGAAGAGACTCTGGAGCTTGCCCAGAACGGCCCCGGCGATGCTGGGCCAATAGAGCAGCTACAGAAGATCATTGACCGGCTTACCTTGCCAGCAAACCTGCGTAAGCAGGCAATCTAAGCGCCTACGGCGCCGAGTTGACCGCCGTTCGCCAAAAGGAGAAAACATGATTACCTTAGCCCAAGCAAAGGCACTTCGGCACGGGGAAATGTTGCATGCAAACAACGCACGCAACAGCGATGGAAGCTGTTCACGCTGGAAGGTGAACGGCGCCGTCAGGGTCTGGAAGCGAGACCCCGGGCGTGTGCGCGTTCCGCTAAAGCGCGGCCTTTGGGAATACTATCACCTTACACAAGATGATCTGGACTTCTTCCACCTTGAAGAGGATTGTCCCCTTCGGGCGGCGATTAGAAAAGTGAAAAAAGAAAGGAGAACCGCGGGTATATAACCTTTGTCTTTGGCAAGTTGTAGAGCGGCTAGCGCTTGCGCTTGCAGCGGCGCTAGCCACTTTTTTAATCCTTCACCATCTCACCTAGGAGGTTATCGTGACACTCCTTCGCAAAGTCGAACGTATTGTCCTCTGGTTCACAGCCTGGATAACAATGCTTCTCTTCATTCGACATTACATCTATGGTAAATGGTAGGAGGCTCAAATGACCCAAGATGAGGCTATCGCCCAAATCAAAACATTGCTTCCTAATCGACCTTTCAAGGTTGACCACGCCAAATATATCGGCGTTCCAGGAATCACTGAATGGACTGTGATCACGATCTGGGATACAGCAGGTGATCGCTGTCCTGGCAACACTCTCTATTTCGTATCTCAGGCATCTGGCATCGCCGAAGCCTTTGAGTCCCTCGAAGCAGCCATCGCCAACAAGCCGAATCCGTTCGGCGTGCGCCTACGCAAAGCGCTCCAACGCGAAGCCGAGCCCGATCTTGCGGATGACCTTGATCTCGACTCCATTTTGGCGGAGGTCCTCGATGACTAAGTGGAATGGCAAATATAATTTTTTCGGCGAAGTTCATGAAATGTGGACCTCGGCGCCCTCTCGAGACGCCGCTCACCAGCACTTCGTGCAACAGATCGCCGATCGACTTGGCCGGCGCCCAGGCGACATTCGGCGATATTTCTTTGACGATTGGCGCTACACCCTACACGGCATGCCAAGCGAAAAGAAATCTCCTAAAGCTTGAAAGATTTCACTTGACAACTGGAAAAGGGGATGATACAATGTTGACACAATACGGCCCAACGAGGCGGAATCTCGGATGAAACGCCAGCATGTCTACATCCCTGAGGAGCAGATCGACGAGATAAGGGAATATATCCCTTACGATCGGCAGTTCAGTTTTCTTGTCCGGACTGCCCTTGAACTGCTTCTCGAACGCCTCAGACGAGGCGAGTCAATCTTTGAAATCGCGGGGCGATTAGATGAAAGTCTACTTTCTCGCTAACGGCGGCGTTTGCGTTCCTCCGTTCTCTCCCCCAACCTCCCTCCCTGTGGAAGAGGTCCTTGATATCGACCTTCGCAAGGGCCTCTTCCCCTTCCCTCACATTGAAGCCCTACGGGCAAAGCGCAACGAGATCGCCGTTCGCTATACCACTCGCAAAGCGCCGAAGCGAAAGGAGGTGAAGCCAAAGGCCGAAGAATTAACAAAGTTAATCGACGACGTTTTTCTTGAGTTGGAGCTTGCCGAAATTCTTGATTGAAGGCGGGAGCCTCTCCACCTTCGGAAGGAGGAAAGATGAAACTTCGCTTAACGCTTGATCCATCGGCATGTAATGCCCTTGACACATGCCCTCGATACTTTTTCCACCGCCATATCGAGCACTTGACCGTTGAAGAGGAGCGCCTCAAAGCAGAGCTCGGCTCTGCCTTTCATCTCGGCGTCGCCGCATACGAGCTTGGCAAAGTTGATGATGTTGGTGCAGCCGATTTGGCAAAGGAATATTACACGCCATTCGCCGAGCCTATCATGCGCCAAATGGAGATCGGCGGCTTTAAGCGCCGAGGTTTCCTCAACCCCGACGAGTGTTGGGCTTTGGTGATGGCCTACCTTATGAACTTTCCCTTGGGAAAGGATATGTTCACCACATATGAGAATTATATTGAGGTCGGCGCTACCCTTCCCATCATGACAATAACCGTAGGTGGTGACGAAGTCGAGGTGATCCTCGTCGGCAAGATTGACCGCATTTGCTCACAAGATGACGAGCTTTACATCATGGATCACAAGACCACTGGGCATCCTGACACAATCGTTGTTTCGCCGAACTTTCAGTTCGAGTCGTATTCGGCGATGGGATCTTCCCTTGTCCACCGTCCCATTCGAGGTATTGTCGCTAACGTAGTTCGAACAAGCCGAAACCGCGAAGGCGAATACCCTGTCGTTCGTAAGATCACACGCTTCGACGACTGGAAAGTTGATAATTGGCGCCGAAACCTTCAGGCCAAAGCTCAAGAGATTGTGTCCTACCTGCGCTCTGCGTTCTGGCCCCAACGCACAGGCCACTGCGTTCGCTTCTTCCGGGAATGTACGTTTATTGAGCTTTGCAAAAGCGGCCCGGGGCCAGCCCATGAAGCCCTTAAGCGCAACACATTTCAGCCCCAGCCCTGGGTGCCCTTCCAAGGCGCTCCGGCAATCGGCATCGAGGAGCTACCATGACCCAAGACAATCGCCCAAAGCGTGAGGCGCTCGGCACAGTGAATCCGGCGAAGCCCACCCTTCGTATCCTTAAGGCAGCGGAGCTTCTCGACCCAGCAAACTTTCGCTTTCGCGGCCTTTTGTATGGTCGCGCCGGAACAGGCAAAACCCTTTTGCTTGGCACCCTCCCCCGCCCAACTGGAATAATTGACCTTGGGCAAGGGGCACTTACCCTCGCGGGCGAAGATGACATTTATGTCGCGCCGATTCGTGTATGGGAAGAAGATGGGCGGCGCCAACCAAAGGCGTGGAAGCTGATCGACGAGGCTGTGCGGGAGTTCTCTCGCAACGACGAAATCAAATCTATCGGCGCCGACGATTTAACAGCCCTGCAAGATGCCGCTGTAACCTACGTTTTGGCGAGCTCGAATCACCTTGGTCAAAGCCCAACGCAGCCTGAATGGGGCGCCGCTATGGCGATGATTATGGAGGCAATCAATTACTGCTTTGCCGCAGGAAAGCATTTTGTCCTCACAGCCCATCAGGAGTTCAAGCAGGAACAGGGCACCGGCAAGGGCTGGATGTATCCCCTTGTTGTAGGGAAGCTCGCCTACCAAATCACCAATCCGTTTGACGAGGTATGGCATACCCAGGTGGACGACGTCACCGATACCCAAGCTGGCGCTCAACGTCGAAGCTCAAAGCGTTTCCGCGTGATGACTCAACCTGACCGCATTTACACGGCGAAGTCTCGCCTGGCGAAGTTCGGCATCGTAGCCCCCGTTGAGGACTTTACGTTTGAGGACCTATCAAATGGCATTCCACCAGACGGTGGGATCTCCTCAATTTTGAAGCGCCTCGCGGATTGGGCTGAATCCAAAGCGAAGGGAGGTGATCGATGAAGCGCGATGGCACATGGGTGGAGGTGAATAGCATTCCGCCTTGTGACTTTTGCAAGGCGAAAACGCCCTCCAGCGTTGATGGCAAAACAAAGATGGGACCGTGGGCCTATATGTGTGAAAAGCACTTTGCGGTCTACGGCGTTGGGCTGGGAACAGCTCTTGGGCAAAAACTAATCCGAAAGGAGGAAGCAAAATGAAAATCCGCTCTATTGTTCAAGCTGAGGGAGAGCCAAAGCTTCTCTGCCAAAAGGTTGGCTGCAACAACGTTGCTGTTGAGGTCACGCTCAGCGATGGTGATACGTTTTATCTCTGTGCAGTGCACCTTAAAGCCGTCCGTTACACCCTTGACCAAATCGAAAACGCCAAAGGATATTATCTCCAAAACTTGCTGATTGAACTCAGCACACCAGACAAAGCCACGGAGGAATAACAATGCCAGTCGTCGACATCGGAATAACCAGGGACGAGCATGCGAAGAAGGCTGGAAATGAGCCCGCTCCCGAGGCGGATTACGTCCTCGAAGTCGTGGGGACATTCAAGGATCCTTACCTTTCGGAGAAGGGCAATTGGGTTATTCCAATTCAGTGCCATATCATCGACGATCCAGACTACGCCGGAAAAGCCGTGTTTGAGCGCTTCACCATCGGCACCTTCCGTTGGGAAGACTTTTGTAATGCCACCGGCTTTTCCTGGGAGGGCACAAGCTTCGCAAGCGAGGACCTTGCTGGGCTCACCTTCTATGCCCATTTGATCATTGAGTCCTTTGTTGACAAGATGGGCAAAGAACGTTTGACAAACCGGATCGATTCCCTCTGGGGGATGTAGCTTTCAGCCTAGGGCACCACGCACCTGTGGTGCCTTATTTGAAGGTTGCGCTCTTTAAGATCACAAGAGAGGAATTGAGATGCTTATCCAAAACATGCTGAGCATCAACGGCAGTATCAACAGCCTCATTCAGAGGCTGGAGGTGTGATGAATGCCATAGCCGGATTCACGGCGGGCCGACTGCTGTGGACTCCAATTAGAGACTTTTTAAAGGAAGCTCAGTTCCATGGCCTTAGCATCACTTGGATGGAGTCTGGAGGGTGGCTGGAGCGTCGTTTTACGGTGAAGGGTCCGCAAGAGGACTTGCAGCGGCTGATGAAAGCGTATAACGCCGCGTTTCGGGAGGATTAACACCGCAGGGGCGGCGTGGTGCGAACACGCGGGCAGACGTGCCTAGACTGCTAGGAAGCCGAGGAAACGGCAGCAGCCCGGAAAACCGGGGCGGCGTTATGGGGGTTCGAACCCTCCCCGCTCTAAGCCGGTTGGAATCCGGCACCCTGCGACACTTGACCAAAAGGAGAATAGAGATGCCAAAGTTCCGAAAGAAACCCGTTGTGATTGAAGCTATCCAATGGGATGGACTCGTGGATGCCCACGTAACTATTGAAGACTGGGTTGGAGATGGCATCCAAGCCAACTTCACTCAACCAGGCGTCCCCATCATCATTCCAACCCTGGAAGGAGACATGAAAGCACATCTAGGAGATTGGATAATCAAAGGGGTGAAGGGCGAGGTTTATCCATGCCGAGATGACACATTCAAAGCGACCTATGAGCCCGTTGATGAGAAACAAAAGGAGACGCCATGACCCTCCTTGGCGCAGTTCGGAACTACATCGAGACCAGGAATTGGAACAAGACATTGACCTTATCAAATGCTACCCCAAAGGACTTCCTCACGTTCCCTTCTTTCGCCATTCCACCGGACACGGTGGAGTTCAGCGCGGAGAGGCATTTGGACCAGCGTATCTCAGAAAATGGTGGGATAGAGCATGTCATAATTTGGAAATTGAGGGGGTGAAGCTTTATGAAGGAGCAGCCATGACCGACGACGAACTGCGTGAGATAGACCGACGGGTGGCGGTGGCGGTGATGGGGTGGAAGCCGCACTTGCACCCTATGGGGCCGAAACTGTCATGGTGGATAACTCTGGATAAACCAGTCATGCCTTTCTTCGACTGGCACCCCTCCACCGACATAGCCCAGGCGTGGATGGTGAGGAACAAGATGATGGAACGTGGGTATTCCTGTTCCATAAATGGCGGTTTGGTGTCATTCACCAAATGCGATTGGTATTACTCGTATGGTGATCCGTACGAGGATAAAATTCCAGAGACCATCTGCCTTGCTGCGTTGAAGGCGGTGGAAGGTCCCAACAAATCCGGGCCCGCTTGTGGCTGTGATGTGCAGGAGGGCTGGCGATGCCCGGTCCATGGTGGGCCGTAATGATTGACCATGCTGGGGCGGCGTGGAAGGACACGCAGGGGACCGGCGCTGTATCCCCGTAGGCGTGAGCGCAACGACCTACAGCCGGTACTCAAGCCCGGCCCCCAGCAACCAAAAGGAGGTGATGCCTAATGCTACCGGGTACTGCGTACCCTAACTATGTGTAACCCCGAGGGGTGCGTCTCGGTGAACAACGCTCAAAATTCCGCCCCCACCGGGTGCAGGTGGGAGACGAAAGGAGGAAAACATGGGAGTATTTAGCAGTGGAGAAGCTGGAATAGGTATGGGCAGTCAAATGCACATGCCCGAACGCTGCAAGCCCGACTACGAGGCACAAATCGCTCGTATCAAGAAGGCTATTGAGGTCACTGGCAAACTGTTCGATGCGCTCCTCGAATACGGTGAATTCCACGGCAGTGGCCCCCGTGCATGGGAAGGTAAGAATCAATACCCAGGTCTCGTTGGCGCATTACTGATCGAGCAACGGGCCAATGAGCGTGTCCTTCAAGAAGTCATGGCCGCATACGAGGCCAATGGCTAATCTAGCCGCACCGCCCACAGCGTAGCGAGGGCGGCACCCCAGAGTGGGGCTGAGGTGGGAAGGAGCAATGGCGCGTGACAACAACCTTGTGGCGATTTGCAGCAACGCGGGAACCCCACACCCGCAAAAGGAAAGGAGCAAAATGTGAAAGATATGCAGCGTTTTGAACCCGATATTTCACGGGTTGAAATAACATATCTTCCAACTGACGGCGTCGTCATCCCTGAGCGACAACGCCGAAAGGTAGATCCTGACCATATCAAAGAGCTTGCGATTAGCATCAAACAGCGCGGTTTGCTCCACCCTATCGTTGTCTCCGGCGACCAACTTATAGCCGGATATTGTCGCCTTCAGGCTTGCCGTAGTCTTGGCTGGCCTTCTGTTCCCGTAAACGATATCAAGGTTCTTGACCCAATAGATCAGCAATGGATTGAACTTGAGGAGAACATCAAGCGTCGTAACTTGTCCTATCAAGAGGAATGCGACGCCGTTCGCAAGATCTATGAGCTTGGTCAAGCCAAATTTGGGCGGCGTCTTCAGGGCGACAAGAGTGGTGATGGCTTTGGCGTCGAGGATGTCGCCGAGATCCTTGGCAAAAGCATCGGCTTTGTCTCCGACGCAATCAAAGTTTCAAAGGGCCTTGAGGTTGACCCAACACTTTCCGGTAACAAAAAGCGCACAGTTTTGGCGAAGCTCAAAAAGAAAGAGGAAACCGCCTGGCGGGAAGTTTTAACTGAACTTGACGAGGAGCTCGAGTTGGCCCCTGAACGCCGTGAGGTCCCTTGGACTTTCAAATGCACCGCCGCTCAAGACTTCCTAAAGGAGCTTCCTGATGCCTCTATCCACTGCGCTATCATCGACCCACCTTGGAATGTAGGTCTCGAGGAAAGATGGGACGATGCAGCTTGGGATAAGGAGGAAAACTGCATCGAGCTACTTACGAGCATACTCCCTGAGCTTCAGAGATCCCTTACTCCGGGAGGGTACTTGTATTTGTTCTTTGCAATTTGGTCTTATGGGGAAATCTGTAGCCTTGTTCGCCGTTGGTTCACCATCGACGAAATACCTTTGATCTGGGCCAAAGGTACCACAACCATGACATCCTATACCTATCAGCGCTATGCGCCCGCATATGAGCCAATCTTGTTTTGCCAAAAGGACGGTGACTCAAACCGCACGCTTACCCAGATGCTCCCCAACGTTTTCGCCGTTCCCCCTGTTGGCGGCAACCTCAAAATCCACCCCGCTCAAAAGCCCCTCGCTCTGCTCCAACGTATCATCGAGAACAGCACCATCCCCGGCGAAACCGTGCTTGATTGTTTCGCTGGTAGCGGCGCTAGCCTAGCGGCCGCCGTCAGCCTCAATCGCAAAGCGATTGGTTGTGAAAAAGATCCTTTACTTTTTGAAAAAGCATCTATCTTCATCGACGAAGCCTGGAGGCAGTCAAATGGAAATTCGACCGAAGAATCTGCGAAAGCGAGTTGACAAAACTCGAGCCGCACTAGGCAAGCTTTATTGCCGCGTGGAGCGCATTGAGCGTATCCTTGGGCTCGAGCCTTTGCCTTCCTTGGAAGAGGATCTCCGGCGTAACGGCGCCGAGTTGGAGGATGCTAATCATGCTTGCAATGAAGCGGGTTAACGGCGTAGGGCCACTTGACGCTCGCATTGCGATAATTGGCGAGGCGCCAGGTCGTCAGGAGGAAGCGGCGGGTGTTCCCTTTGTCGGTGGTGCGGGACAGCTTCTTGATAGCGCATTGCTTCAAGTCGGAATAGATCGCCGAGAATGCTTTGTCCACAACATCCTTCCGTATCGTCCGCCAGACAACGACCTTAAGCGTCTCAAGGAAATTGGAATCTCGTCGCCGTTCCAATGCCTCGACGAGCTAATTGCGCTATTGGCTAAGATAAGACCAAATGTTGTGATTGCCCTCGGCAACTTGGCGCTTGAAGGCTTGACCAGCAAGAAGGGTATTATGAAATGGCGAGGTTCAATTCTTGAGGGCAAGGCCGGATTGAAAGTTGTACCTTCAATTCATCCAGCGATGATCCTTCGCCAGTACGAGTGGCGTCCGATCTTCATTCAAGACCTCAAGCGCTGCCTCATTGAGGCAAGGTCGCCGAAGCTCGACTTACCAAAGCGGGCGCTACTGCATTCCCCAACCTACGACGAAGTGATGTTTCATCTTCCTCGAATGAACCACTCCGAAGCAGTCGCCGTTGATATCGAGCTCATGCGTGGCCACATTTCATGTATCGGCTTCGCCGACTCCGCAGACTTCGCCATATGTGTTCCTTTTGACACAGGCAAGGGCTCATATTGGTCTTCATCTAGTCAAGAGGAAGGTGCATGGAGACTCTGCGCCGAGCTTATCCAAAACCCTAATGTGAAGAAGATCATCCAAAACGCCCTATTCGAGCTATCTTTTCTTGGCGGCAGCGATTGCTTGCAGGGCTTGTATTGGGACACTATGGTTGCGTCGCATGTGTTGTACCCTGAATTCAAAAAGTCCCTTGACTTCCTTACCTCAATCTACACCCGCGAGCCCTATTACAAAGACGAAGGACGAAGTTGGCGTCCCGGCGTTGACCCGCCTGAACAAATGTATCTTTACAACTGCAAGGATTGCGCCGTTACGTTTGAGATCGCCGAGAAACAAATCGTTGAGATGAAAGAGCTCGGCTTGTGGGACTTCTTCACAACTTACAAAATGCCCCTGCTTCGCGTCTTGTCAAACATTCAAGACCACGGTTTGTTGATCGACACGGCTACGCGGGATGATCTGCGCTCAATGCTCTTATCAAAGATCTCCTCGGCGCAAGCCCAGCTCAATGAGCTCGCCGGATGGGAGGTAAACGTCAATTCGCCAAAGGCTATGCAAACCCTGCTTTACAAGCAGCTCCGGCTACCCGTTCAACGCAACCGCGCCACCGGCTCCATCACCACAGATCAGCTTGCTATCGACAAACTAATGAAGAAATCAACGTCGCAGTTACTTCCTTTAATCGGTACAATTCGCCGTGCTCGAAAGATCATTTCAACCTATCTTGACGCGCAACTTGATTCAGATGGCCGTATCCGCACAACGTTCAACTTCACTGAAACCGGGAGATTAACGTCTTCAAATACTGTATTCGGCACAGGAATGAATTTACAAAACTGGCCTCACGCCGATGAGGATGATTCAATCGCCGGCGCCGTCCGTGACATCATCATAGCCGACGCCGGAACCGTCTTCGTCGAGGGAGACTCCGCCCAGGCCGAGGCGATTGCCGTTGCTGGTTTGTCTGGTGATGGTAACCTTCTAGGGAGGTTTCAAAGTGGAAAAAAAGTCCACCCATTCGTGGCGAGTCTTGTATTCGGAAAGCCTGAACAAGAGGTTGGCAAAGGTACTCGTGAATATGATATTGGGAAACGCTGTGTCCATTCTGGAAACTATAAAGTTGGACCACGGAAGTTCGCCCAAATCACAGGACTCAGTGAAGCTGAAGCCTCACGAGTACTTGAGCTTTACTATCAGCGTTTCCCCGGAATCCCTCAGTGGCACGAACGAGTTGAGCGCGAACTTCACGGAACCCGAACGATTCGAACTCCGTTTGGTCGTCAGCGGCGCTTCTTCGGTCGATGGGGCGACGACCTTGTCAGGGAAGCTATCGCTTACGTACCCCAGTCTACTGTCGTAGACAACTTAAACAGGGCGATGCTCCGCTGCTATTGGCGTTTCTACTCCGATCCTCGCATCCACATTGTCATGCAAATCCACGACTCAATGCTTGTTCAGTGCCCTCCTGATAAAGTCGATTGGGTAACGTCAGTTATGAAGAAGGAGATGGAGCGCCAGTTTCTTTGTGGCACCGCAATGCTTGTGATTCCAGCCGAGTTCAAGACCGGTCCGCGTCTTGGCTCGATGAAGGAGATCAAATGAGCAACGACCTAGATCAAGTCTTCTGGATGCTCTTTGTCGAGTCTGGTAGCCCACCTACCAAAAAGCACTACTCAAAGGCTGAGGCCGACGTAGAGGCCGAGCGCCTTGCCACTAACACACGTAAGCGTGTTTACATCCTTCAGGCCATTGAACGCATCGAGGAATCTCGAGCCTACTCCAAACACTCCATCCGGATGTTCGACGAGGGATAGAATGTCATGGTTGAAGCGATACCTCCAGTTCACCGAATGGCACGAAGCCCCCGAGATATACCACTTATGGGTAGGTCTAGCAGTGATTTCTTCGGCACTCGAGCGCCGCGTGTGGCTCGATTGTGAACACTTCACAGTCTTCCCCAACTTCTACATAATCTTAGTCGGACGGAGCGGCCTCCGTAAGAGCAGCGCAATCGCCCAAGGTCATGACCTTCTGCGCTGCATTCCAGGCCACTCCATCTTGATGGAGAAGATTACCCACGGCTCGCTTCTTGTTGAGATGAGCTTACGCTGTAAAGCAGAAGTTGAGAAGCTCAAAAACATCGGCGAATACTCAATGCACGACCTTCCCAAAGACATCGTGGATAAACTTGTTTGTGGTGCTTGCACTACGGTAATCGCCCCAGAGCTCACCGTTTTCATCGGAAAAGATGCCTACATCTCTGGGCTCATTGCATCACTTACCTCCCTTTACGATTGCCATAATGTCTGGCCCTACAAAACCAAAAACTATGGGCAGTTCTTTCTCTACAAAACTTGCCTAAATCTCCTCGGCGCTACCACCCCAACAGGCTTTAAGGACGTCGTCCCACCCGACGCCGTTGGCCTTGGCTTCGCTTCCCGCCTTGTCGTTGTAATGGCAACGAAGAAGCGTAAGCGCAAACTTTTCCATGACAATGAGGTTAAGGTACAACGGGCAAAGTTGCGTAAGGCTTTAGCCCCAGAGCTATTGAAAATCTCCGAGATGGTCGGCCCAATGGAGCTTACCCTTGAGGCAAAGAATTTTATGGAATCTTGGTATCAGGACCGACCGCCGATATTCGACGAACGACTTGAGTCATTTGAGGAGCGCGAACACGCCCTGGCGTTTAAGTTATCAATGGCGGTCGCCGCCGCAGACAAGCAGCGCTACGAGATCCACGTTGACGACATCAAATTTTCCCTCGACGTTCTTGCACAGGTTAAAGAAAACATGCAGCTCGCTTACGAACACATTGGCGATCATCAGTTCGTCGGCCACATTGACCGCGTCCTCGCCCAAATCCGCTCCCGGGGAAAGGTCTCCTGGTCAAACTTACTCAAATTGAACTGGTATCACCTTACCCGCAGCGGCTTACAGGAGGTAATCGAAACCCTTGAGGAAAGCAAGCACATAAAGATAATGATAGATTCGGGAGGCAAATACGTCGTGGCCTTAAAGGAGGGAGAGCAATAATGCCTTGCAGCAAACTTTCAAGTTGCATCTTCTGGAACGGCTTTTCATGCTGGCGTAAGACGTGTCGGCCTACTACCTCTGCCGAAGCAATAGGCCGAGTTCGAATGGGCCTTCCGGTTTCAATGGACGAGTCGCGGCCTATCTCGCCCCAGACTTCCGCTTCGGACGAGCTCGTCTCGGGGGGTGACGCTCCTGTCGTCGAGAGATCGTAGCCCACTTCTCAACCTTTTCACGGCTTGTTCGGCGCCGAGCTTTTCGCATCTCACTCTTCCTTCAGGGCTTCTCTTCCCAGCGGGGAGAAGCCCGCTATTCCCTTACCTAATTGCTCAAGCAGTTCGGGAAAGGTTCCTGCTTGTGCTGGCCTATCCATGAGGACTTCCTTTATGTCGGCGGCGTCCCGTAACTGCACCGGCGCAACCGCCGAGGCAACGTTTCTCCAAAGTTGCCCAACGCCGTACTCTTCATCCTTAGATGGCCATCCAAGATCCGTGATCATTCCAAGCGTCCCGATCGCCGCAAAATTCTCCAGCGCCCGCTGCACAATCCGAGTCCCTCGACGATCCTTTGCCCATTCAACTGGATCTTTCCCAAGGCTATAGCCCCACCGCATCAGCTCCCCAGCAAGATGCCGTCCATGCACAACAAATTCGCCGCCCAGAAATCCTCCTGCCATAAGCCGCAAAAGCGGCATTGGGTTTTCAAGAAACTTCCCAACAGCAACATCTTTGGCGTAATAAAATTGCTTCACGCCGAAGCGTTTGAACAAAAACAAGTATTTCCAATACGGCGAATTCATGATTAAAGGTTCGTCAAACACTCTATGCTGTAGCTGCGACTTTGAGGCAAAGTTATACATTGCCTTTTGCAATTCTGGTATCGGCAAAACGCCGTCTTTCGACATCTTCGACATATCAACGCCGAGCTCCCCCAAGCTCCGCTTCGCCCACTCAATCCGTTTGTCCCCTATCAAAGGAATATTTTTCCACGGCGTTTTTCCTACTGCGATTTGGGCAAGATCTTCCGCATAGTTCTTCCCCACAGTCGCCGACAGCGCGTTCCACGCTCTATTCTCTTTGTTAAACAAGTTAATCTCAAGTAACGTATCTGTCATTCGGCGCAGCTTTCCTGTCCCAGGATCATACCCTGCTAAAAGCCGCATTGCATCTTGCCCAACGTTGGAGCCGCTCACCCTTGCCGCCGTACGTGCCTCACCTGAAGTAAGCATTTGATAAAGTGACTTTGCTCCACGGGTCCAGCCGGCCTCCATAAAGCTCGAGATCAAAGGCTGCATCGCATTCGGCACCGAGGATAGCCCTGCTCCAATACGTGTTGCTACATTCACCGCCGTATATCCATCTGCCCATTCTCTAAAATTCACCGAAGGCCGTGCGTCCAACGGCCACCGCTGCGTGAACGCCCTTACCGTTTTCCATGCAACCTCTTGCTCATTTGCGTCAGGAATTTTCCTAATCATTTCATATAGCTTTGCTGGCTTTTCGCCTTGCCCCCAATGTGAAATCTCAGACATTCTCTTCGCCGCGTCAATCACATATTCCCTCGTCACATACCCAAAGTCTTCGGCATAAAACTCCGGCGGCAGTTCCTTCGCCACCCGCGGCCTTTCCAAATGCTTGAAAAACCCCACAACCTCCGAGTTAGCCTCCTCAAGCGACCGCGATAACGCGTTCATCGCTTCACCCTCAGACCTCGCTGTCCCTCTATCAAGCGCAAAGTGCACTGCCCGCATTGTGGAATCTTTTGGCTTTGTCTCAAGGAACTTCGCCCACGTGGCGTCCCACAGCGCCTTACCATCATCAAGCCCTGCTTCCGTAAGAAAATTCCCTTCGGCGGCCACGCGTTGCTTCAGCCTGAGGAACCTCTCAATCTCCGATCCCATCTCTTTCTTTAGCTCGGGACGAAGCATTCGGGGAAGATACCCTCCCTCCACAGCCTTCGGCTCCACCCATTTGCCGTTAGGCATCTTCACCTTCCCACCAATCCCAACGAAATCCTTGAAGATAAGCTCCGATACATCCATCCAAGAATCAACGGCCTTTTGAACTCTGATCTGCGCCTCTCGCGAGAGCGAGTTGATTACGTTCCGCGCATACTCAGGATCACGAAACACCGCCGTAGCGGCGCGGCTTTCCGCTTGACTCAAATCAAAAACGCCGCCCAGCCTCAGTCCTTCATCCCACAGCCCTGCCTGGGTGAACCAGTCCGCTTGTACATTCATCATGCCATCTTTGCCTTTGACAAAGGCTTGGCCTTGCGGCGTTTGCATGTATTGGCTCACCCTGGTAAAGTGCTTCCCAAAGTTTGAGTTGTGCAACGCCTGCCGAGCAGCTTTGATGATCCGCGTATCCGCTAGGTATTCAAGCGACTTCGCACCAAGATACCCCAACCCCTTCAGCACATATCCCCCACCAATAAACAGCTCAGCATCAAGCGTTGATTTAATAATGTCTTTAGCTTGCTCTTCCTCCACTGTCGTGGGTAGCGCTCCATGAACGCCGGAAAACGTCGGTCGAGGTCCTTTGAACCCTGCCGCAGCCCATTCATTCAAATCTTCCGTTGGTGGCTGTGCCGGCTGGGCCTTAATGTTCTTGAAATCTTCCCAGCCCTCTTCCGTAAGATACTTCCCAAATGGAAGTACGTGCATCGCCAGCCGCCCAGCGGTCGAGGCAAACTTCATATGTCTATCCTGCGCTTGATTCTCAGGATGTCCCGGGTCAAGGTTAATCAATCGCTGTTGAATCTCCTTCCCTACCTTCCCGATAATTTCGGGCTTTAAGTCGGGCTCCGATTGAACCATCTCTCGCATAAAGTTCGCCGCAAACAGCGACCGCTCCCGCGGGTCGGCGTTCTGAAACTCCGGCGACTTCTCTATCTCAATCCATGGCCTCATGGTTGGGCTCCCCAAATTCTTTTCCTTGCCTCACTCTCAAGCTCATTTTCAATTTGAATTTCTACTTTGCCCCCAGGAATTGATGTAGGTCCAATCTCAATTTTCTGCCCAACATGATTCTCCGTTACGACTTTATATCTATCTTGCCGTAACATCCCTGTTTTTTCCGCAAGAACAACCTCCGCCTTTCGCCCATTGCTTTTCAAATACGCTGCAACTACACGTGCTTCGTCCTTGTTCATTGCCTCAGGATTCACCCTATACAACGGACTTTTTGGGTTATCGACCAGTGTCCAAAACTTACCAACAACTTTGTCCTCAGACAGCTGTTCTGCTATTGGTACAACCCCTTGTGGCAAAGGAATAACGCCGCCTTCCTTTGTCTTTGTATTATGCGTAGGCAATCCATAGCCTTTCCCTGGTCCAAGGCTTACTGGCGTTGAGCTAACTTTCAGCTCTCCATTTGTCGCGTCAGAGAACTCCTTCGCTGCATCAGCAAGTGCCGCTTGCGACTGTGCACTATACAAATCTTTGAAATACGGCGTCAACGCAAGCGTCTTGTAATCCTCCGTTGCATAATGCTGTGCTTGCTGTTCTGCAAGCTTCACTCTTGCCTCAGGAGCTCCAGCTTTCAGCTCTGCCTCCGCCGTTCGACCCTGCATTGTAGAGGCATACGCCGACGCACTCAAACTCGCGGCCCTTGGGCCCATCAGCGTTAAGATCTCCTTAACCTGCGCATCGGTAAGCTTCCCTTGCGACTTCAAATTCTGTAGCTGCTGTGCGAGCATATCCGGCGCAATATCAGCTTCAGCTTCTGCCTTCCGCACTCCTGCTTCTTCTCCTCGTGCCTTCAGCACTCCCATCTCCGACAAAACAAGTTTCTTTCCTTCTTCAGGAGACAGGTTGTTCCAAACGTCAAACTTCTTCGCCGCTTCAACTTTCGCCTTGGCAATCTCCGCCTTCCAATCTTTCTCCGCGCTAATCATCAATTTTCCTGTCTTGGGATCTTTGGGCAGTTGATCAGGAGGCAAGTTAAACGCTCGTGCAATCATCTGCTCTCCATGCTCGGTGCGAAGAGCATCTGGTCCACCGATCTCAATCATCTTCTCAAGTCGCGTAAGATCAGTCACGTTCTGATAATGCGCTGCTAGGGATTCCTTGTACTTCTTATCTGCCATTGTGTCAAGATACTTAAGCAGCAGACCCCCAACTGTTTGGAGTCCCTCCCACGGCGATCCCGGATCTGGCGGCTGAATGATCGGCACGTAAGCCATCACACCACCTCCTGCGAAGCACGCCTACGGTACGGCGGGCGAAGTCCCAATAGGGTAAAGGTCAACAGCCAAAACGCCGCTATCGGCGCAAAGATAACGCCGCTGCACTTCATCCCAAAATAATATTCACCGTAGGCGAGCATTGGATTGACCATTACTGCTTTGACAAGTTTTTTCACCGGGTGAAATTTCTCCATCAAAGGTACAAGCCTATCCGCAAGCCAATAATACCCTCGGCGATTTCGCCGATTCATTTTCAGATCTCGATAAAGCCGTGCCACAAACGGCAGATGACCTTTGGCGGCAATGAAGATAAAGCAACAAGCATCCTTTGACGCGCTACTATCTGAAGCCGCCGTTGTCCCTACGGGCACTCGCTGTCCAGCCGCACTTGTAACCATCTTCATGACATCCTGTGGATAGTTCTCAACTCGACTCCATTCCCCATACTGACTCTCAAGCCCCTTGTTTGCCATTTCCCACTCGGTCTGGCCCGTTCCATAGAGCGCCGACAACAAGTTCGCCCCAAGTGATTGACCTTGCTGCTCGATCTGCGCGCCGGTAGCCTCCGCTCCTGCAAGCTCCCTTAGCCAATCCGACGTAAAGCGCTCCTGCGAGCGTGTTATTGCATCGGCGGCCGCTGTACTATGCCTCGATCCAACGCCGCCCATGCCCAACTGCTCAAGTGCCTCAGCTGCTGCAAGCCCACGCTCAGACCCAAGGGACTTATAATACCTTGAGATCGCGTCCGTTAGCCTGCCCGTAGCACCCGTTGCAAGTTCCTTAATCTCCGGGTACAGCTCCTGCATCCAGTCCTTCGCCGTTCCCATCACCCCCGGGAGCTCCTGCATCCCTGGCAACAGGCCGGGATAGTACTCTAGCTCCTTCGGCAGTAGCCCCGGTTGCTTCTTCGTCCCCATGAGCCATCGGCTCAGCAGGTCCACCAGTTTCCCGTACTTCCCGTAATCTATCTGGCCTAGCGATGTCCCCGACGCCGAGCTGCTGCTCCCGAGAAAGTTGCCCATCAAAGTCCTCCTTCAGCATCCCATACCAGTAAACATCATAGTTTGTTCCCATACAGGGATATCCCTTCCTAAAGCACCCTTCTCTAAGAAAGCCTAGCCTCTCGGCGAACTTCCGTTGGACCCGCGCAAACGCCGGAATTGAGGTCCATACCTTCTCAACCTTGAGCGTATTAAACGCCCAGCCAATCATATCCTTACAAATAGGTTCCCGTCCGCGGAGCTGTTTATCCCAAAACATCAGGTGAAACTTTGCAATGTACTTTGGCAAAATGTCCGTGAAATAGATAATCCCTGCATCATCCAGCACAAAATACAACGAGTTCTTTGCTAAAAGTTGTTGCATGAAATGCTGCTGATCACCCCTTTGGTGGTCCATAAACAGCTTGGGAAACCGATTGAACTCCGTCCAGACTTTCGTCACATTCGCTTGTGACATCTCCATCAGCGCTATGCCTTTTGGTAGCTCCATCTTATCCTCCTACTACAGGTGGTTTATCCCGAATGTCTCGAATTGACGAGCGCTCACGCTCGATCATAATGAAGTCATCAAGTAAATCCGTAAGCCGCTCAGACAAGTCACGGAGGTATTGATAAAGTTCCTCTGGACTAGAGAGCTGCTCCGGCGTTGGCACAACAGGCAGATCTGGCGTGTTTGACCGTAGATATTTCATGCGAACGGCTCCGCAGCCGCCGATACAAGCGGCGTTACACTAACAATTCGGAAGTTCTCTCCTGCGACATTGTTTCGCAGGCGAAACATTACCGCCGTACAATGCTGCATGTAATGCGCCGTTACATACTCCACCTGCCGTCCCGTCCCCGCTGCAAACGTAACCGTAACGGCGTTGCTCCAGGTTGTACCTTCATCAAACGAAAGCTCCACAGTAATCGTAGCACTCGCTGCTACAGGCAAGTACCCAAATCGAATGCCATGAAGATAAAACTCAATGTCCTGTCCAGCCTTATCTTGCAACGTCAGCACTTGGGACGCGGCTATTGCATCCAGCGCATTGCCGTTCCAATTTGAGAGGCTTTCATCGAGCTCGTACACTTGCCCATCCGAGCCGCCGAAAAGTGGCACCGGAGTTCCCTCCTCGAGAGAGGAGTATCCCATTGTCCACGTCTGTTCGCCAATCGTGTCTTGTAAGTCGCCGAAGGCCAAGAACGTGTTAACCTTTCTTGATACACCTCCTGTTGTCAATCGAATAGATCCAGGCAACGACACCGTTGTCCATGCGCGTTCTTTCCAGTTGTAAATCCATCCACTTGTTGGGCTTGTGTCTGTACCTTCGGCGACCAATAGCCACGCCTCGTTATTATCTTCAACGATACTTGCCCACCCTGAGGCAAACGCTGCATCATTCAGACCTGGGATCATAACCTCAGACACCGCCGTTGAGATCGGCGTCACCGCCGCTGGCGTCAACTCATACACCTCGTCCCATCCGAGGAACCATCCCATTCCTTCAACAATCGTTAACGAGAATGGAACCGCCGGTCCAATTCCTTCCCTGAAAGTACGAAAGCTATAAGGCATTATACTACTACCTGTGGGTCGCCCAAGGTAAAGCGTCCGTTCCTTCCCAATGACAAGGTAGTCCCCCATCGGAACTACCATTGCACCAGCTTGCGGATTGTCATCAAATGAATAATATCCTGAGCCAGAATTCCCAAGATCACGGCTGTTGTTTTTTACTGAGTATCGCAGCCGTTCCGGATATGAAGCGCCGTCCTCCGCAAGGTTGAACAGCAAGAGCCGTCCATCAAACGAGGCGAGGTATTTCGCTCGAATTGACGTAACGCCGGAGGGCATTGTTGTTATCTGATCTGTAATCGTCCCAGGTCCTGTCCAGCGTTTAAGTTGGTAGAAGTTTGTAAAAATAAGCGCATCATCCAAAACCGTCCATGACACCAAATGATCCGTATTTCCAACAAGCCCTGTTGTATCCTGCACCCAATCAGCTGTGCTGTAATTCCAGTAGTACAGTGATTGCTCTGTAATTGCTACTGTGTAGGAAGTTCCTGACAACTTTACATATTCCAAAATTGCCAACGGCGGTCCGTCGAGCGCCGTTCCCCTTGCTGAAGCACCAGGAATCTTCGTCAACACCCCTCGTACAAAGTGCACATTCTGTGCAACAAGCAACGAGTTGAGTGGTGCCTCGCCCGCAGGCTTATCCAAGACAAGCCCTTTCAGCGGCGTCGGAATCCGAAGGGGAATTACCTTCGGCGATTCCTGCTGCACCGTAACAGCTCCCACGTATCCTGAAACTTTCGAGGGCATTTGGCTACCCCATCACTAAGTCAACAGCACGCCGAGCGTCCTGCGGACACAGATGTGCATCCGTGTCTCCTGCGATTTTCTCTACTGTAACGTAAACCGTCAACATTACGGGCTTTCCGTCAAGCTGTACCACCTTTTTCCGCGTGAACTGATTTGCGGTTCCGTTAGGCGCCTTACCGCACACATCACACCGCAAGACTGTTGCCATTCTTCACCTCACATTCGGTTGGGGAATTTCCATCCTACTGTGTAGGCGCCAATCGTTGTATTATTCGACGCATCCGCTATGACTTCGATCTTCCCCGTAGCGTCTGGAATCACGTCGCAGGTTGTCATTGGAACCTGCGTGTTTGCTGATGCGCGAAAGATCTTCTTCCCCACAGTACCAGTTTGGCCATTTGTACGCCAATAGAACTCTTTGTTCGCTGAGCCATACACACCAATGAAGGTTACAATTGCTGGTGCATTAAACAGAGGCACTGTCAACGTAACATCAGTCCAAGCATTATCAATATCTGTGGTTGAGGCGGCGTCCTCAATCTCATCGGCGAACTGAACCTGATCCCCCACGTGGAAGAATTCTCGAATCTGCGCCGAACCATCCGTTCGTACAGCGAAGATACACCGATCAGCTCCGTTGTACCACCCATTCTTTGCATCACTCCAAGTTGGCGCCGTTGTTGAGTTGATTAATCGTGCTGCAGCAAGTACCGCCGTCCCGGCGCTCTGCATCGCCGAATCATCAATATAGATGTAATGCCACTCGTTGTTCCCAAGATTCGTTGAGCCGGCGTTCGATCCACCTGAACCAAGCGTAAACGTGAGCGACGTATTCACATACGCAACGTAGTTTGTTGCGCCTGCAACATGATACGCACAGGCACTTACGGTGATCGCCGTGGTCGAGCTAAACCCAAACCGCGCTCTTGCAGTAACTGCTTGTCCGAGCGCCGCTCCATTTGTCACTGTCAAGGCGTCAAGTGCGTCACTAGCGCCCGTGGCATGACTAGCCGCGTGGCCCTTAGCTTCCCACGCAGCGCCGGTATATCGTTTCAGCACAGACAAGTCTGTATCAAACGCCCAGGAATCCGTATCCATTCCCGTAAGGGCGTTGATCTCCGTTGTTGTGCCAACATAGAGCGTTGCGTGTGTACCTGCTCGATGCCTACCTACATCCGTATGACCCGACTCGTCGGCGTAGGTATAGTGATCTACCGCGAGTCGCTCTCGAATCGCCGTCTTCAGTGACCGCAGAAAATCATCAATATCATACGCATTATCCCCATCTGTCGGCGATGCCTCGTCCCAGGACTCTGCGAATGGCATTATCCCCTACCTCCTCGAAGGATCGCTGGAGGAACCTCCACTCTATTAGCTCCTCCAAACCGTTGCATCAAGAACCTAACTCCTGCGGCGATCGCTTGCGTCTGCTCTATCAAAACTTGTGTCTGCACCCTATCAGCGCAGTCTCCCCTTGTATCAACAACATTTCCCTGTGGGTCTCGCATCGCAATATCCATATATGCGTTGCATTCCTTGCCTATGCATTGTTTAAAGCTATTGTACCGGCACTTCATGTTAGCCTCCTATGGGTATATTACTTCCTGGCTCTTATAGAGCTGACAATACCAAACATCAGACACAACCGTAGCCTTCAACACGTCACCTGTTGTCGGGCGCCATTTTTGCTTCACGTTGCCCTGCAGCGCCGCCGAGGAAAAATCAATCTCTGTGTAATCATCATTGATTAACACAGTGATCTCCTGCCCCTCTACATACCCATCAAAGTCCGTAATCACCGTTGTAGCTGTGTTTGCCGTCTTAAACACGTTGCCATTGACAACACTCGGCGTTGTGTCTCCATTAGCAAACGCCGTAACCGTCCCAGGAGCAATCATCGTAAGTTGACTCTCCTTTCCCCCTGCATCCGTCTTGGACCACGTTCCTCCAATCGGGCTCATGTTAATCTGACCTCCAACGGAAAGCCATCTTCAAGGCGGTCCTCTTCTTCGAACTGGATCACCCTAGACCTAACAAACGCAAGATAATCTCGTTTAACTTCGTTAGCTTGCTCATACTCACGAAACGCTCGATGGGCGCGGTAAAGTGAGCCAAGCAGAATTGCTTCATGAAATGGGTGCGGCAGGGTGAACGCCGACGAACTTGCATCAACCTCCGCAATTTGGGACAAGTACCGCAACTTCAACGTGTTTCCTGCTTCGTCTGAGGTCGGCGACGTGTCTATGTAGAGCATCTTCCCATACCGCGCATAGCGTGCAGGAGCGCCGCTTGGCAACGTAATGATCTTATCCAAAACTTCAATGTTGATATTCACAAGCTTCCTTCCAAGTGTGGGATAGATCAACGAGTAAATCGCAAACAAATCGCTTGGGTACAAGTAACTCGTTTGGCTTGCTACAAGGGGAATCGTTGCATATGCCTCGAGCTCCGGAAACCTTATCGCATACGCGAGCTCTTGCTCCGCCCAGGAGATATGTTGGTACTGCCTTGCGGCGATGTAATCTGATCTCGAGCCCATCATCAAATTGAGCTCGGCCTTGATCTCAGCAGGCGTACTCATACTTTAACCTCCCGGCGGTCGATATTGGTTTTCGTCAGGCAGCCGTAAGCGGTCCTTGTGCTGTTGATGACCCAAGTCATCCTTACAGCCCTCACACACAAGAGCTCCGTTGATCGGATCTTTCGACAATTCGCTGAATGGTATTGGAAACCCACAGCGATCACAATCTTGCCAGCGTTCAAAGCGTGGCCGAGTGTTGTAGAATTTCTTAGGTTGTCCCGGCATTTTTTCACCCCGTGAAATTACTTACTCTTGATCTGGATCACCACGTTAAAGGACTGTGCCAGTGATTTGAGGACTTCCACCAGGGCCTGGGCGTTGGAAGCTGGGTCATCCCCGCCAACGCCCCACTTCTTGAGGAGCTCCATCACGATCGGAATCAGCGCTGCCCAATCCATCTTACCCTCCTGTGACGGCCTGTAGGTCGGCCTCTAGTTGTTCGATGTCCAGTGGGGATGGTTCCCCGAGCCATGGGTTTCGGCTG